ATAGAAAATATAGTTGGCAGGATATTCGTTGTATGTGCGCTTGCCGTCTGGCGTTCGTTCTACAACAAATATCCTATCACTATCTTTATCATGTATCGCGTCAATATACGACATTAAATACCTTTAAACAGTCCATAATCTGATCAAGCCAACAGTATCAATAGTGCTTAACAACAAATAGTTCGCCAACATACCAAAAGATTTTCTAGTCCATGCGGCCCATGCATACATGATACAACCACTTATCCAAATTGGATATAATATAAAGAATGGAGGATTGGGGACAGTAAAGGCTAAACTAAGACTACAGCCAACGCTGATAGCCCATGCCAACAACTCTACAGAAAATCGTATACGGTTTGATGCCCAATCCTCTTTTATCCATTCAAAAATGCCATAAAATAAATCGTTCATTATATGATCCTAGTAACTTACTTTATATAATTATCAAATCTTTGTACGAACGAATTATAACTTATAATCCTCATTGTTTAAAAAGACCTTTACCCAAACTATAATCATACTTAACATGATCAACACGCTGAGTAAAGGTTTTTCGTGTGTCATCAGTCTGTTGATTGATCAATATCGCAAAATTACCATCGCTAACCACAGTCAATATACCTACTGGCAAATTGCTAGGATAACTAACTTCTTTGAAGTTGCCTTTGCAATCATTCAAAAGAATCCTAGTAGGCATCGCATTGTCATGGTAATTTACCTGACCCCTATGTAACAAAATGTCTGCACACTTATCATTGTTGACATCAACATATTCAATCGTATCATAATGAGTATAGTTCTTGCTAGACACATGGGCAAAATTAGTACGTGATTTAGTCTCATCAGTGAATCCATTACCGTTATTGATCAAGATTTGCAATATAGCGCCACGATAATAAATCACTTCCTGCTCTGTCTGATCATGCTCTGTAGCAAGAGAAATGATATCTTTTTTCCCGTCATTGTTTATATCTGCTATAATAGTGTCTAAATGTATGCTACCTAGTTCCATATATTTCTTATCATTTATATCCTTCTTATATGCCACTCCTGCTTTATATGGACCTATCGGTAGTTCAATCATCCTAGAGTGTGAGAAATTACCCGCGCCGTCATTAAGAAGCACTATGCTAGTTTTAGTGCCTGACATAGCCATCAACGCCAAATCCATATGACCATCGTTGTTAGCATCGATCATCGCGCTTGAAGTGAAAAACATATTTTCCCATTTCTTAGGAGAGAGGTCTGGGAATCTCTCTAAAACATTTTTATCATGGCCAAACAAATTACTAGCAAATCTATTATGGTTTACTTTGAAGTTACCTGTGCTATCTCCCATGATGAAAAAGGGGTCTGAGAATACAAGCGAGGCAACGAATGCATCGGGTAAATGATCGCCATTGATATCACCGATGCTAACATGATGCGCGAACGCATTTACGTTATTGTTGATCTTAGCCAACTTATACCCATTAGGTGTATACGTTAATACCTGAGAAAACTCGCCTGTATACCCTGACTGTGCAGGTAAGCCATTGATATAAGGATCCTGACCTGACGTTGCTACAAATATATCTATACCGCCATCACCGTTGAAGTCAGCTGCCACGATCCTGTTTACCATAACAGGGCTGTACCCTTCTGGAAAGATAGACTTGTCCTGTTCGAATCCACCGCTTGGCTTAGCGATAAAAAATCTAACTGGGCTAGAACCAGTAGTCACAGCACTAAATGCTGATATTGGATCATATCTAAGAAAGATATCTTTTAGTCCATCTTTGTTGAAGTCTGCTATGACCCAACGGGGATTAAGGCCGCCGTCTCCTGCATCATATGGGATGCCCGTATATACAGTTAATGGGTCTTTACTGACAGTTTGAGGAGTGGGCGCAGTGTTAGTTACTGTAGCAGTATCAGAGCCTCCCCCACCGCATGCTGCGACAAGAATGCTGACCGCTATGCTGACCGATAAATTACGCATACCCGAACCTCAGGGGCAGTTAAACATAGTATTATAATAACAGATCCGGGTATGCGTTGCAAATAGCATCTACCCAATTTATCTAGGCTTTAGAGAGTCTTGCCTACAGTCTCTAAAATAGTGTTTAGTTCTTCGTTTTCTTTATTAGTCTCACCCAAACGACTCTTAAAGGCTACACGAATAGCCTTCTTTAATATGCTGGGCTTGATCTCAAGTTCATCAGCAATGGCCTTGACAGTATCGGCTAGGCCTTCTTGCAAAGTCTGGACCTCTTGCATGACAGCCATACCTTCGTTAACAAGTTGTGTTAATTTGATCTTGGCCTCATTATTGAAAGTTCTATTGGACATAAAATCTCCTGTAGTAATCAAGTAAAGACTAAGTATATAGGAATAACGCAAATAAGTCAAACATTTTACGAAGGGATTTTGTGTTATTGGGCAAACCCATAATAAATACCATATGAAACCTAGAGTAGCGATATTCTTGCATCATCCCGAATGCTCCGCACATTGCGCTGTGGGCATGTATGAAGCGTTATCCAACGATTTTGAAGTCGAACTTTTCCATACCCATCAGATCAAAAACAACATATTTAAAAAAGCAGATATAGTAGCGTTTCCGGGAGGTATAGGAGATAGCGATACTTTTTTAAAATTTCTTGCGCCCAAAGCTGATTATATAAGGGAAGCAGTATATTATGGAAAACGCTATCTAGGTATATGCATGGGAGCATATTGGGCTGCGCATCGTTACTTTGATATAGTAGAAGGTTTTGATGCTGTACAATATATCAAAAGACCCTATTCAGGTATACGCAGATCCTTCGGGACCACAGTACCTGTTACATGGAATAAAGACAAAACAGATATGTATTTCTACGATGGGTGCGCATTTATAGGCAATGAAAGAAAATTTAGTACGATTGGAAGATATAAAAATAATGATCCCATGGCAATTTTGCAAAATAACATAGGATTGATCGGGTGTCACCCCGAGAGTATGAGATCATGGTATGATCTCAAGAGCATTAAAGACAAATGGCACAAGTATCATCATCACAAACTATTGTTAGACTTCACAAAGAAGTTGCTTAACAATATTTGATTCGTAAAAAGGTTAATTCTTCGTCAGGGATAAAAATCAATAAATCATTGTTTTCCTTAGTAGCCTTAGATTTATAACCTTTACTTGATAATAATATAGCGAGTTTTTTATTTAATAATTTGGTATCAGGATGAAAGGGAAAATCGCTACCTGTTGCTTCACGAAACAACGGCATTACCTCATCATACCACTTGTCTTGCATCCAATCGAACAACCAACGATTTTTATTAAGGGCAATTAGCATCTAATACAAGTCTTTTAATGACCTTTTCGATACCTGGATTGACATGATATGCGTGAGGTACCAGATGTTTGCGGATATAGTTACGCATGAAAGTATCATCATGGTTGCTTAAATCTTCGATCCAATACAAGTCTTTCCTCTTGCACCAGTCAATTAGTTCTTGTTTAGGATTAAGCAAGAAAGGTCTTATGACATTTTTTCTTTGATAGGGAATTATCTTACTATCTCCGTGAATGCTAGACCAAAGATAGGTTTCGATACAATCATTTAGGTGATGCGCGGTCACTACCGTCTCAAACTTTTCCAAGAATTTATAACGCTCATCGCGCCAGTGTTCCTCAAGGCTTTTCTTAGCAGGTCTGTTTTTATTAATATAGCCTACGTTAAGTTTGATACTCCTACCCTTACAGAATTCTGTAACAAACTTGTAGGCCCTTTCGCTGTTTTGAGTATCATGATGGAAGAACGCACAACTTACATTATGATTGCGCTTAAGGAAATCTACAGCAGCAACGCTATCAACGCCGCCGCTGAATGCTACAGTAATATTTCTGGGCAGTTTTTTCAGTAACCTAATCATATACTTAGATTAACAGAAAAAAATGGTAAAGTCAATAGTTAAATTTTATTGAAAGATATGCGGATTTTCTTTGCCGTAAATCTTTATGTATTTTCCAGCAAGCATATCAGCCATTGCTTCTATTGCGCTACCAGGGTAACTTTCATTGTTACCAATCATTCCTAGTTCACCCTGTCGTACATGTACCAATTCATGGAACACAGTTCTAAGCATGTCTACTAAATTTCTATTGGCTGCGTAGACCCAAATATTATTACTACCTGGCGTGTGTCGCCCAGTATGATGGCCCTGCTGTGCTTCTTCTGTGTCCATGCTTAATTCAATGCTGGGAGAAGTCCTTATATTTAATCTTCTACATGCCCAATCTTTGAATTTATTAACTTCTTCAGTATTGTCTCTATCTTCGTACATGCTTTCGCCACCGCCACCGCCACCGCCGTCTCCTCCACCACCATCAGCACCAGATTCGCTTCCTGATCCGTAGGCGCCATAAGCAAATCCAGGATAAAAATATCCACCATAGGTTTTTTTAGACTTTTTACGCCTATTTTTGCGTTCTGCAACTAATTCATAAAATCGCATCAAGTATTTATCGTAGATTCAATAACACACTCCTTATAAATTTTTCGTGCTAAGTTTGTGTGCGACTCTAATGGCGGATGCCCGTATCCGCAATGCCCAACAATTTCATAGTACATATCAGTAAGACTATCATTATTCAGTAATATGTTATCTATATTTTTATACATATGTTTAAGAATGTTATTTACTTCTTGGTTTATGTTATGTCTGTATTCTAATGAATCAAGAATATTGGTTAGGATCATGTGTTGTAATCTTAT